TGCTTACACCCTACGTCTTTCGACTAGTCGTTGCACGTTCCTTAATTAAAAGGCTTCGCTCAGTATTGTCTCATTTGAGAGTTTCACTGAATTAAAGGAGTTTTTCATTGTATGTCGCCATACAAGGGAACTATAATCTAATTCCATGTACCAGTTTCAACCCCGGCTGCCATAATTGCTTGTACTTCTTCAGCGTTGTAGCCTGCTCGCGTTAGCTGACCACCATATTCGGCGATAATATCTAATTGTTCCGGTGGAAAACCCATTTTCAATAAGGCATCAGCCATACCAAGAGCGCCATCTTGTGAAATACCTAATTCATTACCGATTTCATTTGTTTCTTGAATTAGTTCAGTAAAATCTATACCTTCATAAGACTGAGAAATTGCGGCTGCTCCTCTTACAATTGCTGCATTCGCTTCATCGCTTACACCTTTATTTAAAGCCCATTGTCGGCGCACGCCTGCAAGTGACTCTTCAGCATCTAACCCATAAGCAGTTATACCCCTAATAGCTTCTTCAACTGATTTTTTTGATGAATCTGGAACATCAAAAGCAATATCAATTTTCGTTTGTAGCTTTGACATATCCAAAGCTTTTTCAATAGCGGCTGAAATACCACCACCAGCTGCTAACCCACCGATAACATTTTCTAACCCTATTTTTAAACCTTCAAACTTCTTCTCCGTTCTTCCGGCTTCTTGTTGTAAATCTCTTAATTCATTTCGAACTTGCTGGATTGAATTACCGTCATCCACAGATCGTAGAGCACGTTGTAATTTTTCAATATCTGCTTCTGTTCCTAATGCTTCTCGTCCGATAATCCCAATTGCTTGTTCTAACTGCCGACTTGTAGCTGTTCCGTTTTTAATTGCATTCACAAGACGATTTCCTAATGCTCCCGCAAAATCATCAACACTTTTTCCAGTAGCGCTAAACAATGTTTCTAATTGTCTTGTTGAACTTGCTACACTATCTTGCTCAGCCTTCATGTTTCCGAGCTTATTCTTCAGACCATTAAGCGATCCTTCTGTAAATTCAATTTCACGCCTAAATGCGCGATATTGCTCTTCGGAAATTTTTCCGTTTTGGAATTGCGCTTGTACTTGTTGTTCCGCTGCTTTCAATTTATCTAGCTTTTGTGTTGTATTTTCTATTTGTTGTGTAAGTAATTTTTGTTTTTGAGAAAGTGCCTCAATATTACCAGGATCAAATTTTAAAAGACGTTCAACATCTTTTAGTTCTTTGGCCAAGCTATCACTTTGCTTATTAACATCTTTTAAAGCATTTTGTAACGGTTGAGTGTTGCCATTAATCTCAATTGTAATTCCTTTAATTCTTCCTGCCATTTTCTCACCCCTTCCTTAGAACGAATCGAAGTCTTTTTGATTTGCTTTTCTAACTTTTTCTTTATCTGGATTTTCTAATTCAGCGAATTCAGAAATATAATCAAAGCAATCACCAACGGTCATTTCTTCTAAATCACCATGTGTTAAATTTGCTTTATAACAAAGAGCAAGGAACAATTCAGTGGTAAATTCCTCATCACTGAAAGTCCCTTGCTCTCCATTATTTTTCTTTATTTTTTTTTTGCTCCCATAGTGACCTGAACTAATTCCATGACCTCAGGCATAATTTCTTCAATTGGGAATTCTTCAAATCCATCTAGCCACGTCATAGGATCAGGAATATTAGGATCAGCCGTTTTAGCGTATAACCAAGTTAAGTCATAAATAAGTTCAAAATCGACTTTACTCATATCGACATTAGACATATCAATAGGTTGTTCTGACCCATCTGATGAAGTCAAAACATTAATTGCCCCTAACCCCATCAAATCTGCAAATAAATTACGTCTGAATTGCGCTTTATACCGTTTAACCGTAGCTGCTGTAGCTTTCAATCTGACTTGTTTTCCGTCTATTGTAATTGTCTTTTCCATTTACTTATGCTCCTTTTGGTGCTGCTGTTTTTTTAATGTACACTTCTTTGTACCAATTATCGTAAATTGCTTGAGTTGTTTTAGAGGTTGTTTTTGTTTTAACCATACGTTTTCCATTGATATCAATAGGACTAGATACAAACTTAAGTTCATTTGTATTAGGTTCAGCTGAATTTGTTTTGGTTTTAGACGCAATAGTTGGTCGGCTTGCTGAGTTATTGTACATAACATGTCGAGTTGCATTCGCATCACCATCAAACTCAAACAATAGAGCAAATGTTTTACCTTTAGCATCAGCTAACTCATTTAAAACACCGTCTGTTTCATCTAACTGCTCGCCTAACGCATCAATAGCAAATTGTTCCGGAATAGACGCAATAGATAACGTTCCATCATAACCTTGGTTATTACTTGCTGCATAGTAAAGCATGTCATCTGCATAGAACTCAATTAAATCTCCGCGTGGATCAAACGTCAATTCAACCGCACCTGGAATTGGGACTGGCGTTTTAAATTTAATTACTCCATCTGTAACGTCATAAAGTGCGTAGTAAACGTTTTTCAAACCAAATGCGACTTTATTTTCTTTATTCATTTATATCAACCTCGTTTCATATGTTTTTTGAAAAAATTTCTCAGATTCAATAAAAGCCCCATACGAGTCATAAGGAATCTCATGATCGTCTAGGACTTGTTCAAGTTTAGCTTCCGCAACTAAATCTTTTTTAGTTGTATAAAACTCTATATTTGCATCGTCTATCTTGTGATAAACCTTGTTATCGGCCATTAAATTTGCTGATCCATCCACAAGAATACAAATATAAGGTGGCGTTGGCACTGACTTACCTGGCGTTGCTACGAAATGCGAATAAGCCACAGGATAACCTGTAGCTTCAAGGATTTTTATTAATTCACCTAATGTCATTATTCAAGCGCCCTTTCAATCAGTCTTGGTACTTCATTAATTACATACTCTTCAACAGGACGAATATGAACTTGAGCCGGAACACGTCCACCACCAGCCTTCGCATGGCCATTTTCCAAAAGATGCGTTAGTTGCCCTTTTATATTGTGGACGACAACGCCATTACCTTCTTTTTTCTTACGCCACCCTTTACGATAAGCCCCTGTTTTTTTAGGACCACTTTGTCTTAATTTACTTACAGCAACATCAGCCACTTCTTCTTGTGCGGTTAACAATTCTTCTTCCACAACATTCGCATATCTTTGTAATTCTCTAGCAAGTTCGCTCGCAAAATCATTCATATTAAGTATGCTCCTTTGCGATAATAGTCAATGTTTGATACATTTCATCATCATTCATTGGCGGCTCGATAATATCAAAGATACGATCCTTCATTTTAATTCGCATTAATTCTGTAATACCCGTTGTATAAGGAATTACAAACCGATAAATTCGTGTAGACTGTGAAGCTGAAGCTTCAATATACTCCGAACCTTTTACCGTTTTTATCATTGCCCACACTTTTTTTACTTCTTGCCAATTACCTGTTTCAACTTCTTGATTCAAATCATCTTTTATTACTTCAGGTTGTTCAATGATAATTCGATTCCTACAATCACCTGTATTTAATGGTTTTTTGTATTGAAAAGGACGCATATTAATCACCGTCTAATTTAATTTCTTCTAAAGCTTTTGCAATACCAAAACTATTAATTTCCGTTAAAAAGTTTTTAGTAAAATACTCAAGCGCATCGTTATAACCATAGCGAGAACGTTCAAAAACTAATTCTTTGAACGTCTCATCTTTGTTTATGTCATACGATCCACACACTTTTATTAAAGCTTCATTGGATGCAAAGAGGATACGTCTTAGGTTATCATCTTCATCCTCACCTAAGTGCATCCTATCTTTGAATTGCTGTAATATTTCATTTGAAATTAATGTTTCCATTTACATCATTCCTTATTTAGTTGCTGGTGGTGTTTCCTCAAGGTTTAATGTGTAAACTTGTGAAGTATATTTGTCCTTCGGCTTACCCGTAGCATATTGTTTAGCGATATAAAGTGTTGCATCTTCTAAAGCTAGAGTTTCTTCAAACTTTTTGATTGGCTCCGTTCCGCCCATCGCTGCAATGTACTCGCCTTTAACAAAGAACATTACTTTCCCTTGAGGTACAAATACTGATTCTGAAGGGATTGGATTGAAAGGTAAGCTCGTTACATACACTCCAGCTGCATTTTGAATTGTTGCATTCGCTTGAATGTCAAAAGTATCAAACGGATTTGTTACCATAACTACTTTTCCAGCAATATTTTTCGGTCTGTCTGCATCTGTACCATCTGCATTTAGCTTCTTAGCTAATAGTTTAACAACGCCTTTCAGTTCATTGATTGTTTTACGACCAGGTTCCAAAGTTAAAGTTCCTGCTGGCTTTTTATCTGGGTACACTCCGCCTACAACACTTCCACTTGGATCTTTTAACAATCCGATAGGCTCATCTTTACCTGTACCAATTACAAATCCACGTTCTAAACCTACAGACATAGCTTCTGAAATCATTGTACGAACATATCGTTCCACCCACACTGGACCAAGTTTAAGCATGTCATTTGCCAATGGGATAAATGCCGTTAATTTAAGTTGAGAGATAGACTCTTTTCGGAATGTAGCATTTAGTTGTCCTTTAATATCACCGAATAATGGTCCCCATACAGCTGCACCTTCTGGATCTCCATAGATAAATTCTGTCACAGCACCTAAGTTTTCTAATCCGATATGTTCTAACAACGGATGACCTTGAACTAAATCATCAAAAATTCGTTCTTGTGTTGTCTTAGGTAATGTTTCAGTATCTTTAAATCCACCATCTTGAACGACTGCATTGAAGAATTTCATTTCCTCACTCGTTAATACGTTAGAACCACGAGACTGCATAATAGAACGGTCTACAATAGATTCATTGACTTGATTCAAGATATCCGAACGAACATCTGTAGCAAGTGCTTCAATCATAGAATTTAATGCCACTGTTTGTTCTTCTGGTGTTCCTTCCTGTGTTACCTTCGCAAAAGCTAGTTTTTTCTCTTCAAAATTATTAAATTTAATCACCATGTTTTATTTTCCTCCTAGATTTAAAAAGAGCGTACTCAGATTCTGTTTTGTATTAACAGGCTCTTGAATAGGCTCTTCTGGATTTTGATTATTTGGTTGTTTCGTATACTTAGCTACTAAATCTTCTTTGAAATTTGCTACAACTCCCTCTTCTTCCTCTTCTTGCGTATCATCTATTTCAATTTCATCAGCAATTTCATCAGCTAAACCAAGAGCAACTGCTTCCTCTGCCGTTAACCATGTTTCATCTTTCAAAAGTTGTTTTAATTCTTCATCTGTTCCAACAAAACGTTTTTTATAAGATGCCGCCAAAGCTGAATCAACCTTTCGTAAATCTCGTGCTGTTTTTTCAAATAAATCTGCATTTCCATATTCAAAGGTACTCGCTTGATGAATCATCATCATAGTATTACTAGGCATAATGATTTTATCACCTGCCATTGCAATTACAGACGCGGCACTAGCTGCCCAACCATCAATATGAACTATAATTTCTGCACTATGCTGCTTTAACTGATTACAAAT